TCCTTCAATCTCATTGGGTTACAAAGGCATTGATATGCCAAATACTTTGAATCAAATGGCCCAAGTGTCACAGATTCAAGCATCTCAGCGTCAGGGTCAAGCTGCTCAAATGCAACTTGATGAGTTGAAACGTGATCGTATGGAAATGGCTAAGTTGCAACAGGAAATGATTGCCAAAGGTGGTTCTCCCGACTTGTCCAAACTTGCTCAAACATTTATCCAATCGTCTAGCCCAACTCATCAAAAGATGGGTATTGAGTTACTTCAAAAGATACAAGCACAATCTCAAGATCGTGAAATGATGGGATTGCCACCCGTGGGTGCTGTTGCCCCTAGTGCTGCGGCTCCTATGCCTGCTGCGGCTCCTATGCCCAATGGTGCATTGGGTAGTGGCACTTTCGGCATGGCTCCTGAACCAGTTAATGCTCTGGCCCCTGCTGCCCCTGTCGCCGCCCCTACTGCACCAGTCAATGCACTGGCCCCCGGTGGTGATAATGCGGCAAAGATCGCACAGGCTAAAGGAATGCTGTTGTCCACCAATCCCGGTGTGCGTATTGCGGGTGAACAGCAATTAAAGATGTTGACATCACAAGCACCTGATGCAGCTTTGATGCAACAGTTGGGCTACCCGCTTACTCAAGCAGGGTATCAGTCGTTCCGTGATGCTCAACGACAAGAACGTATGCTGAGTCCTGCCGAAGAAGCTCAACGTGTGCGAATTGCTGCTGCCAGTCGTGCTCCTGCCCAACCACGGGCAGAGCAGCCACCAGTTGCAGTAGTTGATCCAGTGACAGGTAAGCAAGTTCTGGTTTCTCGTGAAGAAGCATTGCGTAATCGAATGACTCCTGCTGCTGCAATGGAGAGTTTGCCACCCAAAGAAATTCAGAAACGTGAAGCCGCGTTCCCACAGGCTACATCGGCCATCAAAGGGTTTGAAAATAAAAGTGATAGTTTTGTTAAGGATTTAACGGCATTAAGAGATCATCCGGGGTTATCTCAGATCACAGGTATAGCAGCGGGACGACTACCAGCAGTAACTTCCGCTGGTCGCGCTGCCCAAGCCTTATATGACAAAGTTATAGCGAAGGGTGGATTCCAAGCCCTTCAAGACCTTCGTGATGCGTCTAAGACAGGTGGTGCTTTGGGTAATGTGTCAAATCAGGAAGGTAAGCAACTTGCAGCATCCTTCTCAGCAATTGATCGTACACAAGATGCCAGTGATGTGAAAGCCGCGATTGACCAAGCCATCGGAGATGTTCAAGGTAGCCGCACACGAATGCGTGAAGCGTATGATGCAACCTATCAATACAAATCGGGTAATGCACCCGGTGCAACTAATCTTGACGCCCTTCTTGATAAGTACAAATAATTATGGCAACACTTGAACAACTCAGCGCGGCGTTAGTAAAAGCTGACGCTGCGGGTAATGCCGCAGATGCCAAAGCCTTTGCCGATGCAATTCGACAAATGAAATCTACCGCCCCCACAGCACCATCCGAGTGGGATGTAACTGCTGGCCCCCGCATCGGTATGCCTGCTGTTACACCTGAGCCAACAATGACACAAAGGGCATGGCAAGCCGCCCGTCCTTATGTTGCACCACTCGTTGAGGGTGCTGGTGCAATTGGTGGTGGGTTGATCGGTGGTGGTGCTGGTACATTGGTTGCCCCCGGAGTTGGAACAGCCACTGGTGCAGTTGCTGGTGCTGGACTGGGTTACGGTATTGGTAAAGAACTGATGAATCTGGGTGATGTAAACTTGGGTGGGCAAGCTCCACGCCAAGGTGCGGCACGGATTACAGAACCCCTCAGTAACATTGTTGAGGGGGCAACTTATGAAGCTGGTGGTCGTGCTATTGGGCCTGCTCTTGGATGGGCTGCTAGTAAGATAGCCGACATTCGACAAATTCCACTTCAAAAAGCTGCCACCATTGCAAAAGCAACACTTGGTAATGACTTACCAACAGTATTGAACAATCTTCGAAATGCTTCACCGAATGCGAGTGTTGCTGAACTTACAGCGGGTGTTCAGAATCCAGCTTGGCAGTCACTTATTTCAAAATCATTGGAACGTGATCCTGCTGCTGTTCAGATGCTTCGTAAGATGGCGCTTACAGATGAAGCTACTGCCACCAATGCGTTGGCAAAATTAGCAGGAGGTTCTACCGCCACCGCCACTCGCGCAGTTGGTGAAACTGCTAAAAGTAATCTAAATGCGATTACTACTCCATTACGAGAGGGTGCGTTGAAACGTGCCAATTTAGGGCAGTATGTAGCAGATGAAGCCGCCCTTCGACAAGCCAATGATTTAGCAGTTGCTGCAAGTACGGGTGGCAAGATTGACCCTGTTCAGTTTGCAACTCAGGCTACTGGTGCAGCCAAAGCCCTTCAATCGGTTGGCATTAAACCATTGGAGGGAGCACCTCTTGCGGATAAGATTGCAGCCATTTCCAACAACCCTGAATTTGCAGCCAATGATTTAATCAAGGGCTCCACACAGGAAGTTGCCAATGCAATTAAACAATGGACTGGTAACGGTGGTGTTATTGATGCCAATGCTTTAGAAGCTATCCGTAAAAATGCTGTAAATGCTGCAATTGCAAAACTGCGTCCGGGTGCAGACGCAACATCACAACGTAATCTTGCTGCCAGTGTCATGTCGAAGATTAAACCCATGATCGACAGTGCAATCGAAGGTGCGGGTGGTACAGGATGGCGTGATTATTTGACTACCCATTCCAAGGGTATGGCGCAGATTGCTGAGAAAAAGTTAACTGGTGAAGCTCTAAATTTGTGGAAAACAAACAAGGATGCTTTTGTAAAACTGGTGCAAGGTGAGTCACCAGATGCTGTTGAAAAGATTCTTGGCCCGGGTAAATACGACATTGCGAAAGAAGTGGCTGACAATACTTTGTCGGTTCTTCAGGAACAAGCTCAAAAGCATTTAACTAAACTTTCAGTCAAAGCTCAAGCCAGTGAGGGTGGTACAGCATTGGCAACAGTGTTGGATCAACAAGTATCAAAGTTTAAATTACCATCATTGCTTAATTTTTGGTCAACTGTTAGTAATAAGGGACTTGAAGACCTTGAACGGCGTATTGGTAAGAGCACGATGAAATCTCTGACTGAGGCAATGAAAACTCCAGAAGGTGCTACTAAATTGTTGGAGACATTGCCTGCTACGGAACGCAATCGAGTGATTAACCTGTTGTCAAACCCATCTCAATGGAAAGCTGGAACAGCGGCATCTACTGGAGTTACCGTCAAGAATGCCCTTGCTCCAGAACCAGTGCAGAGTCAAAACGCCCTAGCACCGTAAGCAATGGTCTAAAATGCCATAACCCACTAATTGACCTACATCATGACGCCAGAAGAACGCACCGAATTTGCTGCTGAAATAGCAGCAGCCATCCGAATCAGAAGTACGGATACGGGGTTATCAGATGAAGAACAGCGGTGGGTTCGTCTGGCGATCCAAGCAGAGGTTCAGCGTATTGAGTTTCGCAAAACAGTAATTGAGAAGACCTTGCTCAGTCTAATTTGGGCTGGTGTTGTTGGCCTCGGTTACATCATTCTCGGATGGGCTACGAATCATGGTTACAAGCCTTAACGAGCAACTCAGGCGTGACGAGGGTGAAGTCTTATCGGCTTACACCGACAGCCTTGGCTACCTCACCATTGGTGTGGGCAGGCTCATCGACAAACGCAAGGGTGGCGGCATTACCCCAGATGAATCAGCATATCTTCTTAACAATGACATTCAGCGCAAGACAGCCGAAGTTTTCAAAGTTCTGCCATGGGTCAAGGACTTAGACCAGATCAGGCTCAACGTCCTTATTAATATGGCGTTTCAGATGGGCATTGAGGGCCTGATGGCCTTTAAAACAACCCTATCTCTTATCCAAGGTGGCAACTACGACAAAGCTGCTGAGAACATGATTCTCAGTAAATGGCACAGTCAGACACCAGCACGATGTGAGCGCCTTGCCAAGCAAATGGCTACTGGAGTTTGGCAATAATGGATTGGTTGGCTACCCTCAAGACAGTTGCCCCAACGGTTGCTTCCGCAATCTTTGGCCCGTTGGGTGCAGTTGCTGTGGCATCCGTTGGGGAATTGTTGGGTTTGTCTGGCGCTACAAAGGACAAGATTAGCGAGATCATCCAAGCAGGTCAGATGACCCCTGAGCAAATTGGTAAGCTGAAAGAACTCGAGATGGAGTACCAGAACAACGAGAAAGAGCGTGGCTTTCGTTACGCTGAACTCAGCTTTAAAGATCGTGACTCAGCACGCACCGCAAACGTGTCTGGAGGCACTCAGAAGCCTCTGTTCTGGTTAAGCCTGCTACTGCTATCAATTACCCTTGGAACCGAGTGCATGGTGCTATTTAACGGCTACCCAGATGGTACTGACCCGTTAGTTGTTGGGCGTGTGCTAGGGTTGATGGATGCCGTTGCCATGCTCGTACTAAGTTATTGGTACGGCACGACAAACGGATCGGCTATGAAGACTGAACTACTCGTTGCGAAGACCTGATCGAGTTTCAAGGCACTCAATCAGCTTCTCAAGATAGTGTCGTGCTTTCTGCACATCTCTCAGTCCATCCT